TTAAGGAATCAATATAATGCGGAGATATAAAAGGATTGTCAATAGCTAACGCTTGAATAAATGCTTTGTCTTCTTGTAGCTTATTTTCTTTGTGTGGCTTATAGAAGTTATTGTATACCCATCCTTTTGCAGGATTGCAAGTTCCTAACATTTTTGGTATTAAACCAAACTCATCTATTTTATATCTTATTCGGGACTTAACTATATTCCAGGCTTTCTCGGTTATTTGATTGCACTCATCAACAAAAGCACCTGTAATTTCTAAACTGCCTAATTCATCAAAGTGCGGGTCTGAAGGATATTGAAATAAATCTTTAAGTAATATTGTCGAACCGTTCTGAAAGGTAATGATATTAGATTGAGCGTTAAACTGATAGTGAGTACCTGCTTTTAATCCTTGCATCCTTGTAACATCGTAGAAAGAATTAAGAGTAGTTTCCTTAAGTGTCTTTAACACCGCTCTGCCTATTAACCATCGTGAACCATCGTATTTTAAAGCATTCTTTAAGATAGAATAAACACCTAAAGCAGTCTTACCACTTCCAGCACCGCCACCATAGATAATCTCTTTAGTCTTATTGTCTTCGATTAACTCAATCGCTTGAGTCTGCTTTTCCGATAGGTGCATAGGTTCTTATTTCTTCAAATACTATTTTGGCTTGTATAGGATTGTTTGCATCGCCTTCTAAAGTTGTTCTTGCAAGTTTTGGTCTTGCGTATTCAAGTAAAGTAAGATAAGACTGTACAAAGTCTTTACCCTCTAAAGAGTTAAGTTCTTGATTAAATCTATCTGTACCCTCTTCAATTATAATATTGACAAAGTTGTCCAATACTAATCTTTTTTGGCTTACTGCACCTTGTGGTCTGCCATTCGGATTTCCGCTTTTGCCTTTTTCAAACATTTGTTATCTTTTGTTATTTACAACAAAGGTAGCTATTTTATTACATTTTTTGAAAGTTCGTATTCCTTTCGTAAATAGTTAATCTTTTGCGTAAGTACATCTATAAAAGAATTGGTGCTAAATCTTATATTCTTGACCTCTGCTAATCTTGTTTCAAATTTACCTTCTATTACTCTGTAAGGCTCGCTCATTATTATAGCCTGTTTCTCTTTATTTCCTTGCGTACCTTCTCCTTCTACAAATAGTCTTGCTTCTTCTATCTTTCTTGTGGTGTAAGCATCTATGTAGCCTTTGTGTATCTCTGCTTCCATTTCATTTAAAAGAAATAAATAACCGGCTAACTTTAAATTAGAGTTTATTAAATCTTCTATCGCATTGGTCCTATTAGCTTTTATTATCTCGGCTTTTATCTTATCTATCATAACTTTTTAAATTGTCTAACAGGTGTTTCAATAGCATAATCAATAGACTTACCATTTTTAACTCTTGTGTAAACTGTATCGTAGTTTTTATTATATTTCCTTGCTAATTGTGCAATAGATAAAGATTCGCCTTTGTAGTTATACTTTTTTGTTATATCTCTATTAGCCAAATTTTCTTCTTGTGTAACAAATCTGCAATTATTAGGATAATATCCTTTTGAATTATCTATTCTATCAATTTGCAAACCATCTACATAATTGTTTAAGATTGCCCAATCTCTAAAGTTTCTAAAGTCTTTCCAATCTTCAAAAAGAGTTATCCCTTTATCAAAATAGTATTTTCTTTCAAAGTATGTTTTCCTTACTCTATTACACATTGCCCTCCAAGTAGTATGTAATTTAGTCCTTCTCATATTGTGAATAGGATTTAAGCATCCGCAAGACTTTATTCTATTCCTTACTAAATGCAGCACTAATATGTTTTCTTTTATATTACCACATTCACATTTACAATTTGCAGTTAATACTTTTTGACCGCAAGGTAATTCTTTCTTTTGCCCATATTCAATAAATTCCAATTTATTAAAAATAGTACCTGGTTGTATATCTAATCTTTTCATACTACAAAGTTACACAATTAATATGTAATATTATAGTTATAGATTAGCTACTTTATTGGTGTACTCATCAATCTTATCTAAATACCAATCTTTGGTAGTTTTAAAGGTTTGATTCTTTCTATGCTCTAATGCTGCAAATGCTTCATCTCCTAAATGTTTTTGCAGTCTTAATGTATATACAATGTAATTACCATTTTTAGCCACATTACAACCGTAGCAACCAGGATAACAGTTTTCTTCATCCCATCTTGTAGACAAATGAGTTCTACTCCAAAAATGAGCATTCTGCATTTTTTTATAAGGATAGATTTTATCGCAAGTAAAACATTGTACATTTAAATCTTCATCAGCATACTTTAGTCTTATGTAAATAGAGAAGATAGTATCTAATTTCTTCTTTAAGATTGTTGTACTCATTTTAAAAGCAATTTAGTATAAAACATCTCGAACACTACCCCCCAAATAATAGAAAATAGAATTATATCAAAATAGCCAAAGATAGGCTTGTAAGTTACAATAGCTAAAGAAATAAAGAGTAACATCAAGGCTTTAAATAAATGCCACCCATCCGTTAAGAACGAAAGCATAGTTGAAGACATAAAAAACTTCTCGCCATTTTCTTTTTCGCCCCACTGCCATTTGTTTCTCCAGGACATATTCCAATCCCAAAATTGTCTATTCTTAAGGTTTCCAAATATAGAAACATAATACCTCGTAGATAGAACATCCATTACCGAGTTACAAATAGCTGCTAATATTATAAATAGTATTGTCATAAGTCATCTATCATTTCAAGCGTTTTAACTCTTTCAGTCAATTCTGCTATAATTATTTCTGCTTCGTGCCTCAAAGTTAGTAATTCACTTCGTAATAAAGAATTTTCTCCTTCTAAATCAGTCATCATTACAAAAGCTAAATTAAGCGTTTCTAAAGCATTAAGGTTGTCTTTGTAAGTCTTACTATCTAATTTTGTTTTATTAGCCTCTATTAGCTTTATTTGCATCACTAAAAGTAAATCTGCTATCCTAAACAAAGTAGCTTGTCTAAAATCAGTCTTTGGAATCCTTTTATCTAATTCATCCTGTAAAATAGCTTTTAATGGCTCACTTAACTCGTGTAACTTTCTCATCACTTAAAATAAACTTTTTGTCCTGAACTGGGTTAATTAAATTAATAATCTCTCTTAAAGCCTCCACATAATACTGTGAAGATAGCTTATGGATTGGTAATTGTTCAAATAATTCTAAACTAAAAAGCCTGGCTTCCGAATGTTTAGCAAATTCTTGTAGTGTCATTTATTTATAAGTTTCATTATAATATTGTTCGCCTTTTGTTGTTTTATCTGCAATACCAAAATTATCAGTATCTTCAAATTCAATTTGATTACAAGCATCAATAATCTGCTGCTTCTCTATTTCTAAATACTTAAAAAATTGATTAATACAATTTCTACCGTCTACTGTATAAACATTAAATAGACCAGGTTGTGATTTTTCTAAGTCGCTAAATAATTGTTGTAATGCCGTTAAATTTTCTTTTTTTTCCATTTTATAATTTGATTAAAATTACTTTGTTAAACATATCTTTTTTTACAGTATAACCAAGTTCTTCATAAAGTTTTAGATATCTGTATACGGTTCTATTTGTTACATTAAGATATTTAGCTATTGTGTAAATGTTTCTTGATTTTTCTTGTAGTAGCTGCATCAACCGGATACACCTGTACATTTTGTGCTGATTCATAATTAAAAAGGTAATTGTTTTGGTAATTCAAATGTAACATAATTTCCAGCATAACTCTTTATACCGTTTATTTCTTCGTAGTAGCAGTTTTTCCACTTATCAAAGAATAGTGTAGCCTCGCCTATTTCCCCTATGCCTTTAGGTTTAGTTTTTTGTACTATAATCTTTACTTCGTTGCCTTGATAAAGGTTTCCATCTTTAGAAACTCCAAAAGGTGGTCTCCATACGCAAATCATTTGCTCTCCCTTCCTAAAGGATGTTTCGCCACCATCTATAAATCGTGGGTCTGCTGGAGGATAGTATTTAATTCCTGTTGCATCATCTATAACCTTTGCGCCTGTTTCCCTTGCTATGTGCATAATAATTGTATGATGGTAATTATACTCCCTTGCATACATTCTTATCTTACCTAAAACACGAGCCATATACATATCTCTTTGTTCGCCTTTTAAATCGTGCTTTACCTCATTAAAAGGGTCTGTTGTTACTGTGTCAAACTTAACACCGTATTTCTCAACCGCTTCGTGAAAGTCATCTAAAGTAATATCTTTTACTCCTAAATCCATTATATAAAAATATTGACTAACTTCTAAACCGTAACGATACATTTCTTGTTTAGTAAGTCTTTGTAGCTTATTACCATCCAAATCAAAGAATGGCTTACCTGCCCACTTATGTATTATCTCTGCAAATATTTCTGCTGGAGTTCCAGTCTCGGGACTAAAGATT